GACGCCCGAGGGCGAGCTGGTCGTGGAGCAGGCGCTCCAGCTGGAGTGGGAGCGGGTTGACCCGTTCAACATCTACCCGGCGCCGTGGGCGCGCCGTATCGGCGAAGGCCCGCTGATCGAGAAGCACAAGCTAACCCGTGAAGAGCTGACCCAGATGATCGGCGTTGACGGGTACAACGAAGACGCCATCCGCAAGGTGCTCGACCAGTACGGACGCGGCGGGTTGCACGACTGGCTGTCCATCGACGCCCAGAAGGCGGCTGCCGAAGGCAAGACCCAGATCAACGCCACGCACAACACGGGCCTGATCGACGCTCTGCAGTTCTGGGGCTCGGCCTCCGGCCAGATGCTGCTCGACTGGGGCTTGGACAAGAAGCAGGTCGAAGACCCCGCCAAGGAGTACCAGATCGAGGCGTGGCTCATTGGCGACTTCGTGATCAAGGCCGTGCTGAACTCAGACCCGCTGGCGCGCCGCCCGTACTACGGCTTCAGCTTCCAGCTGGTGCCGGGCAACGTGTGGGGCAACAGCCCGTACGACCTGATGAGCGACTGCCAAGACATGTGCAACGCCGCTGCGCGCGCACTGGCGGCCAACCTTGGCATCAGCTCCGGACCGCAGGTAGCCATCATCTCCAACCGCCTGCCAGCAGGCGAAGACGTCACCGAGATGTACCCGTGGAAAATCTGGCAGTTCGAGACTGACCCGATGGGCGGCACGGCTGACCCGATCAAGTTCTTCCAGCCCACATCCAACGCACAAGAGCTGATGACCGTGTTCGACCGGTTCAGCGCGCTGGCCGACGAGTACACCGGTGTGCCGAAGTACATGGCTGGCTTCAACGAAGGCGCTGGCAGTGCAGGGCGCACGGCCTCTGGCATGTCCATGATGATTGGCAACGCGTCCAAGATCATCAAGCAGGTCGTGATCGGCATCGACACCCACATCCTGACACCGCTGCTGGAGCGCCAGTATTACTACAACATGCGGTACTCGGACGACCAAGACCTCAAGGGCGACGTGAAGGTTGTTGCCCGTGGCGCCACGTCGCTGCAGGTCAAGGAAGCCGCACAGGTCCGCCGCAACGAGTTCCTGCAGGCTACCGCCAACCCGATCGACATGCAGATCATCGGTATGGACGGGCGCGCCGAAGTGCTGCGCGAGGCCGCGAAGTCGCTGGACATGAACACCGACAAGGTGGTCCCGCCCGTCTCCGTACTCAAGCAGCGCCTCGCCGTGGCGCAAGCACAGCAGCAACAGGCCATGATGCAGCAGCAGGCCGCCGCCGAAGGGCAGCAGGCCGAAGCCAAGGCAGGAGAGCAGAAGAAGGCGGCTCAGTCCGACCAGATGCACCAAGCCAAGCTGCAGCACGTTCAGTCTCAGACTCGCGGCAACAACCAGAAGCTGATGAACGAAGCCCCCGTAACTGACCACTTTCAACCTGCATGACACCACAAGAAGAGCTCGATCTGTTCACCCGCCTACCTGCTAACCAGCTCGAAAAGTGGCTGGATGGGCACGAGGCAGACGCAGTCAAGTTCCTCAAGGCGTCATCCGACCCCGTAGCGTTAGCGCGCGCACAGGGCAAAGCCTTGTTCATCGATGAGATGAAGAAGTTATTGGCGAAAGCAAAAAACTTGCGTCAATAAAAAAAGCGCGCTAATATGCTTACGTGTAAGCAATTTATTAGCGTTTCACGAAACCGCCCAGCCCACTCAATTTGAAGGCCGGGGCACGGAAAAGGAAACCTAAATATGGCACTCCCTAAAGCCATTCAACGGCAAGCCGATGAGGCAGCAGCGGCAGAAGCAGCAATCGCAAACGAACGTCAGACCGCTGACGAAGTAGTGATCACTGATCCGACCCAACTGCAACCAGCGAACGAGCAGCAGGTATCGGTTCAACCGACGGAAACCCCGCCCCCGCCACCCGCAGAGGACTGGGCCCAGAAGTACCGGACGCTTCAAGGCATGTTTGCCCAGAAGACCGGCGAGCTTCAAGCACAGAACAAAACCTATGCGAGCCAGTTGGCGCAGATGCAGCAGCAGCTTGACGCTCTGATGCAGTCTCGCAAGGAAGAGGCCAAGGAAAAACCGCAGGTAGACCCGAAGGACATCGAGAACTTTGGCGCAGACATGGTCGAAATGGTCCAGCGATATGCGGAACGCGTGTTCCAGAGCATGTCGGATCAGTTCGGTAAAGCAGCACAAGTGTTGGACGGTCGCGTAGCGGCCTTGGAGAAAGCGGTGACGGGCGTGACCACACGTACCGAAGCCACGTTGGAACAGCAGTTCTACGCCGCCCTGAAAGGCGCTGTCCCAGACTGGGAACAGATCAATCAGGATCAGCGGTGGCTGGACTGGCTCGGTGAGACAGACCCCGTTTACGGAGTCCCCCGCCAAGCCGCGCTGGACCGGGGCCGTGAGGCACTGGACGCACAACGTGTCGCCAACATCTTCAACACGTTCAAGGCTTCGCTGCCCCAGAAACGTCAGGACTCGCTGGCCAATCAAGTAGCGCCGAACGGTGCGGCAGCTCCGAACCCGGCCCCGCAGCAGCAGACCAAACCCGTAATCACGCAGAAGTTCATTGAGAAGTTCTACAACGAGTACGCCAAGGGACGCTACGCAGGCCGCGACGAAGAAGCCAACCGGATCATCGCTGAAATTGATGAGGCGGCTGCGCAAGGGCGCATTCGCTAACGTGTAAACATATTTAGGAGCCCAAAATGGCATCTGTGACCCCCGGTGTAGTTACGCCCGTCGGCGCTGGCTACAACACCAATCCTTCGTACTCCGGTACGTTCATTCCGTCGATCTGGTCGAGCAAGCTGAACGTCAAGTTCTACGCTGCTTCCGTGTTTGCAGACATCTGCAACCGCAACTGGGAAGGCGACATCAGCAACATCGGTGACAAGGTCATCATCAACAACATCCCGACGCTGACCATCAGCGACTACGTTGTCGGTGGCAACCTGAACTACCAGACCCCCACGCCCAACACGATTGAGCTGCTGGTGGACCGCGCGAAGTATTTCGGCTTCAACGTCTCCGACGTGCTGGACTACCAAGCCAAGCCCAACCTGATGGACATGTTCAGCAACGACGCTGCTGAGCAGATGCGCATCGTGATTGACTCCACCTGCCTGTATCGCACCTTCAACCAAGGCGCTGCAGCAAACCGTGGTGCCACCGCTGGTGTGAAGTCTGGCGCCGTCAACCTCGGCACCGACGCTTCCCCCGTGGTGTTCACTGGCAACGCCAACACCGTCCTGAACACGATTCTGGGCATGGCTGGCGTGCTGGACGAGCAGAACGTACCCGATAGCGATCGTTTCCTCGTGATCGACCCCGCTACCCGTACGCTGCTGATGCAATCGAATCTGGCGCAAGCTCAGATCACCGGTGACAACGCATCCATCATCCGTAACGGCCTGATCGGCAAGATCGACCGCTTCAGCATCTACGTCAGCAACCAGCTGCCCACGATCGCTGCCAACGGCACCGTGTGGATTTCCGGCGACGGCTCTGAGAGCACCACCGCTGCGACCACCAACGCCGCCAAGCGCCGCGCCATCATCGCCGGACACAAGTCTGCCATCAGCTTCGCAAGCCAGATGACCAAGACCGAACAGCTGCGCAACCCCACCGACTTCGGTGATCTGGTTCGCGGTCTGCAGGTGTTTGGCCACAAGGTGACCAAGGCAGAAGCGCTGGCTATGGCCGTCGTGTCCTAATCAACTGAAGGAGATTCAAAATGCCTCTTGGTATGTCTTTTGGCCGCGCTGATGGCGGCATTGAAACCATCACCCCCGTCGGCACCACGCTGTCGGGCGCACCCACCCTTACCGGCAACGTCTGCATTCTGACGGCTGCTGCTGGTCAGGTGGCCGCCGCTCTGCCGCAAAACGCCGCAGCTCCCATCACGGTGCTGAACACCGCAGCTACTGCTGTGTCGTTGACAGTCTTCCCGCCCACTGCGGCTGGCAAGATCAACAACGGCTCGGCTGGCGCCGCGTTGTCCATCGCTCAGAACAAGACCGCCGTCTTCTTCCCGTTGGCAAACGGTGTGGATTGGGCAGCCGTTGTGAGCGCATAAACGCACTACCTGTTTACAGGTAAGCGTGATAAACTACGCCCGGCTAACACCGGGCGTAGCCGTTTAAGGAGAGCCCATTGGCAACCGCACTTTCAAAGTTCTTTCCGTACGTGCTGCCGCACGTAGTTGGTTGTCCGGCCCCGTTGGCCACGCAGGCGATACGGAACGCCGCCATTGATTTCTGCCACGCGTCGATGCTGATCCAGTCGCTCGACGCCCAAGACGTGGTGGCCGGTGTGTCTGAGTACCAGATCAACATCCCGTCCAGCATGGTCCTATCCAAGGTGCTCGGCGTCATGTACATCGACACTTGGCTCGACCCGAACACAGTGGAGTCCGTGCGCTCCGGTGTGGTTCTCCAAGGCGGGGTAGGCGAAGCCACCGTCACAAACGCAGCGCCTACTGTGTACTTCCAGAAGAACCCCACCGACACCACGGTGTCCGTGTACCCGGTCCCAGCCACCACCACGACCAACGGGCTGTTGATCCG